GACAGAAGATGAATAAATTTCTGAAACTGGTAAAACACCATGTCGCTGCAAGAATCAAATTTGTGAGGTCGGTCATATCCGCTTATGGCTGGTTCAAAAACACAAATATGGTGAAATACCGGATCAGAAACAAGGTAGATGAACTCATGCGGATTGCAAGGAAAATTGCAAGCGATCACGACAAAGGAAATGGCTATGTTGAGGAAAAATATTTCAATATGTGGAGGCGATATTATGCACAAGGTTCAAAGTCCCGAAAAAATGGAAAAGGTAGTGTACAAGGCAAAACCGAATGGCGTAGCAGATGTGTGGCTCAGGAACAACCAGCATGAAATTGTACAGGAAACAGAAGATGGCCCGACAGGATATGAGGCTGATGAGATTTTTTGCAGGGTAGATGCAGCAGTGATTTTAGAAAAAGAAATTACTGCTGATTTTGGTTTCTGGTTCGATCAGTTGAAAGACAAAGAAGAAGGCTGCAATGCTGATTATCTTTCTATTGAAACATATCGAGCAGAAAAGAAAAAGGAGATTTCTCAGATCTGCCAGAATACAATATATGCAGGAACGGACATTGAAATTTCGTCCGGAAAGGAACATTTTAGTCTTAAAGATGAAGATCAGCTGAATCTCTTTGGTAAACAGGCTCAGCTGACTGCTGGTAGCAAAAAACTGGAATATCACGAGGATGGCAATCCGTGCCGGTATTATTCTGCTGAGGATATGCAGAAGATCATTAATGGCGCGATGAAATTCAAGAGCTATCACACAACATATGGAAACTCTGTAAATATGTGGATTAAAGGATGCGCGAAAGCTTCGGAAATCGCCAAGATTAAATATGGAGCACCGATTCCGGAAGAATATCAGTCAGAAGTTTTAAAGGACTATCTGGCCGAAATGGCAGCCGACAAGGAGGTTAAATGAATACTCTGAAGACCATAGGCAGAAATGCTGTACTTTTCGCTATAGGAGGAACGATTTACTACATGATTGAACTGATATGGCGAGGGTACAGCTCACTGCCTATGGTCCTGGTCGGCGGACTTTGCTTCTTATTTTGTGGTTCGATAAATGAATTTCTAGGATGGGATATGATCATATGGAAACAGATGTTTATCTGTGCTGCCGGGATAACTGCAATTGAGTTCCTTTCCGGATATATTTTGAATATTGTATTGGGACTTGGGATATGGGATTACAGCAATATGCCTTTTAATATAATTGGACAGATATGCCTTCCTTTTACTGCGGCATGGTACATCCTATCCCTATTAGCTATTGTATTAGATGATCATCTGAGATATTGGATATTTGGTGAAGAAAAACCAAGATACAAGTGGAGGTAACGATGATGGATGAAATCCAGGTTTTAGAACTTGTGGAATTCTATGAAGATATGATTGAAAAGCAAGATGAAATCATAGTGAGGCAGAGCAGGTTCATCAAGAACCTGGCAACCGAACTTTCTCATTTGCGAAATATGCTGAACGTAGAGGCTGGCGAAGACGAAAGACTTGATGCAGGAATTATTGAAGAAGTGAAGGAAGAATATGTAAGTATGAGGGAACCGTAAAGGTTCCCTTTTTTCATGGAGGTAAGATATGGTACATGCGAGAGATAGACCTTTTTAGGCGAAACACATTGGCATCTATTAATGACGAAAGGAGGTTCGTTATGCGAAAACTGGTGGATTGGTTGATCGGAGGTAATCTGGATCGGCTCTTAAAAGCACTCGGAGGGGAAGAGTAATGCTCGAAACATTTTGTCTATCTGTGCTTGGCAGCGGAGGGGTTGCCGGCATTTTTTTTGCTCTGATTCGTCACTACATCGAGCGGAGGCTCATGGAAGTGGAGGCACGAGAGCAGGAACGCATCAAATATAAAATTGAACAGAGAAAAGCGGATGAAGAAATCACACATGCTACGGGGCGCGTGCTCTTTTGGCTACATCATGCAATTGTAAAAGGAGAGCATAATGGCGAGCTCGAAGAAGCATTTGAAAATCTTCAACGTGCAGAAGCGCACAAAAAAGAAATGGACAGAGAAGTTCTGGCCAAATACAGCATTGATTAGGAGGAATTACTTATGGAATTACTTAACTTTTTAAAACAGATTCCGTTCCCGGTTTTACTGGTTGCGGTGTTGATTTTGCTTGTAGTGACTTTGGTTATTGCGTTTCAGTATGCCAAGCATAAAGGATTGGAAGGTATCCGTGAACAGGTATACCAGCTGATCCTGAAAGCGGAACATATGTATAAAGAATCAGGAACGGGACAGCAGAAATTGAAATGGGTTGTTCAGCAGGCGAGAGGATTACTGCCAAAGTGGCTGCAGGTTATTATGTCGGAAGATGCGCTGCTTAAGATAATTGATGTGTGGTTTTGCGGCGTGAAAGATCTTTTAGACGATGGAAAAATTAATGGTTCACAGAAGGAAGGGGCTTAAGCCCTTTCCTTTTTAGGGGGATATTATGAAAACGAATATAATGGGAACTGCAGTTGCTACGGTCCAGCAGATGCAGTCATATATACAGAAAGTTAATCCGGCAGTACCTAAATCCGTAATCGATATGGTTGAATATTATATATCAGAAGGAAAAACGGAAGGAGTAAGGGGAGATATCGCCTTTGCGCAAAGTTGCCTCGAAACAGGTAATTTCACATTCAATGGTTCTGCCGTAACATTGGACCAGAACAATTTTGCCGGAATCGGCGTTACAAAAAATGGTATGAAAGGGAATTCGTTCTCTCATCCATGGATCGGCATCCGGGCACAGATCCAGCATCTTAAAGCATATGCATCTAACGAAAAACTGTACGGTGTATGCGTGGATCCTCGTTTCTGTTATGTGAAAAGAGGAATAGCCCCATATGTTGAATGGCTTGGGATACAGGAAAATCCACAGGGCGGAGGCTGGGCTGCCGGGAAGAATTATGGCTCAAAGATATTGGAAATTCTGGCGAAGATAATCGCGATGCCAGAAGTGAATAAGGAGGATGTTACAATGAATCTTAACACAAGTTTAATCAGCAATAACAACAGCTATGCAAATCAGGTGCCTAAATACATCGTTATCCATAATACAGATAACTTTGCAAAAGGAGCAAACGCAAAGGCACATGCCAAGGCTCAGCATGACGGGAACTTCTCCGGCTACTCTGCTCATGTATATGTTGATGATACCGAGGCTTATCAGGCTACACCTTTTAATCGAGGCGCATGGCATGTCGGCGTTAACTATGGTGGTGGTCTTTTCGGAATTTGCAACAACCACAATTCTATCGGCATCGAGATGTGCGTGCAGGCAGGGTATAATTATGATAAAGCATTTCGGAACACTGTTGAAATCTGTAAGATGTTGATGCAGAAGTTTGGAATTGACGCAGATCATGTGGTATCCCACTATGATGTGTGCGCAAAGAATTGCCCTTCTGCAATCCGGGCAAAAGGTGACTGGAACCGCTTCAAGCAGCTGATCGGCGCAAAGGCAGCAACTACAACTGTAGATAAATATTACAGAATCCGGAAAACCTGGGGAGACAGTAAGGGCCAGCTTGGGGCATACAAGAATCTTGAGAATGCTAAAAAAGACTGGAAAGAAGGCTACACCATCTATGATTGGAATGGAAAAGCTGTATATCCGGAACAGAAAAAAGATACCTCATCACGCAAAGAGAAAGCTGACTTAACAGTAAAACTGGATATTCAGCTTCCTGTATTACAGTCTGGAACTGAGGGTGTAGCGGTGCGATGCTTACAGTCCATTCTTGGAGTTTCTGTTGACGGAGATTTTGGAAAAAATACAAAGTCAGCACTTAAAACATTTCAGCGGAATGTTGGTATTGATGATGATGGTTGCTGTGGTCAGAATACATGGAAAAAGATAGCTGACCACATGAATGCAAATACATTCAAATAATAACAAAATAGGTGCTTTTTATAATATGTTTGCTTCAAAATTTGCCTTACAGGGTATAAAATATATCACGCAGTTTATAACAGTATTTGATATAATCTAACAAAAGTCCTTCCGATATATCAAGAGGTGCTAAATTATAACGGAAGGAGCAATGGCATGATTAAAATTTTACTGTCAAAAAAGCTTGGGGAGATGAGACTTACTCAGGCAGATTTGGCGAGGGCAACCGGAATAAGACCCAACACCATCAACGAGTTGTACCACGAGCTTGCAGATAGGGTGAATCTGGAACACCTCGACTTGATTTGCGAAGCCCTGGATTGTGAGCTGGATGAATTGATTGTTAGGGTACCGAACAAGGAATCAGCCATAACCCACACGCGTCAGGGAACTCAAAAACCCGGCAGAAAGAGGTAACCGCTGCAACGGTTACCTCTTATTAAAGAGGGGGATTTCCCCTCTTTATTTCACTTCTTTTAAATTATAATCCAATGAATCGTACAAATAATCTGTATCAAATCCCATATCTTTGTAACCTTGCAATACAGTTCCAACATAACGACTAGATGGCCTTCCCGCAGTGGCTGAGTCAGGCAAGAGGTATATCATAGCCTTTTTTCTAGTGCCGTTTTTTAATTGTACAAATACATTTCTCTTTTTATAAAATCTAGGATATCCCTCGTACAGATCAAGAGCCTTCTCATTTTTGCTATCGATATTCCAAACAGCAACAGGAACCCTACTTCCTTTTTGCCTTTTGACGGTTGCATAAGATCCTGTGTGGCTTCCTCTGTAAAGTAATTTCCAATTTATCAGATATCCGGTAAATGCGACCGTTGCTCCAGGACAACGGTATGACATTTGCTGTACGTTAAGATTGCTTCCGTATGCTACATATAAACTCATGGCATTCCCTTTCTCCCCGTCAAGCCGGTAGGACAGCTGTTTTATAACTAAGCAACCTGTTCCACTTTTGCGTTTTCACGGAGCTGTTTCATCATGTGAAGTCTGCAGGTCTTAAATTCATCTCCGTAGAGTCCAAGGCGGTTAGTCA